TTTAGCCCCTACACCAAATAGTGCATATACAGTTGAATTACATTATTTTTATAGACCTACGTCAATAACAGCTTCTGGAGATGGAACTTCTTGGTTAGGAACTAATGCACCTTTTGCTTTGCTTTACGGATCACTTATAGAAGCTTATAGTTTTATGAAAGGTGAAACAGATGTTTTATCTAATTATAACGGTTTATTTACACAGTATTTAGATAGACTAAAAGACTTAGGTGAAGCAAGAGAGAACACAGATGGTTATAGAGTTGGTCTACCATCAAGACCGAGAACATAGGAGTAAAAGATGGCAACAGCAAATGCAGCAACCAATTATCTAGAAAGAAGATTACTACATTTTTTATTTAAAAATAATTCTCTTTCTTTTAGTTCACCTGGAGACAGTATTTATGTAGGTCTTGCAACAGCAGTAAGTGCAGCAGAAACTGGAACAGTTACAGAAGCAACCTTTACAAATTATGCAAGACAACAAGTTACAGCATCAAACTGGACTTTAGTTGGGTCAGATTCAACCGATCAACAAACTGCAACAAATGCAGCAAACATTGAGTTCCCAGCTTCTGGTGGAACAAACAATACAATTACACATATCATAATTGCAGATGCAGCAAGTAGTGGAAATATATTATTTGTAGGAGCATTAGATGTGCAAAAGGTAATTGAATCTGGTGATATATTTAGAATTAACGCAGGAAACCTTACAATAGAGTTGAAGTAATGGCATTAGTAATATCAGATAGAATTAAGGAAACTACAAATACAGTAGGTACACAGACTTATCAATTAGAAGGTGCAGTTACTGGGTTTGAAACTTTTGCTTCTAATCTATCTGATGGTGATACAACTTATTATGCAGTTACAGATAACACTAACTTTGAAGTTGGTTTAGGTACAATAAATGAAGGCACTTCTCAAACTATAAACTACACAGTTACAGTAGCTAATGTAGGTGGGATAAATGTCTTTGTCTTAAATGGTGTAAACAATCCAGTTATTACATTTGTAAAAGGTTTTACTTATGTGTTTGATGTTAGTGATAATACAAATGGATCACATCCATTAAGGTTTAGAACATCTGCTGATGCCTCTTATACAGATGGCGTTTCGATAAGTGGTACACAAGGACAAGCAGGTGCTACAGTTACAATCGTTGTAGCAAGTGATGCACCATCTACATTAAAATATTATTGCACTATTCATGGCAATGCTATGGGTAATACAATTAATGTTATATCTGCTGTAGCCACATTAGCAAGAACAACCATCTTAGCGAGTTCAAATAGTAATAATGCAGTTAGTTTTGGGACTGGAGCTAAGACTATATTTTGTACATTGCCTGCTGGTAAAGCAGTAATAAAAGATGCAAGTAATAACATCAATGGTACATTTGTAGGAAATATAACTGGTAATGTTACAGGTAATACTTCTGGTACTGCCGCAACAGTGACAGGTGCTGCTCAAACAAACATTACATCTCTAGGCACATTAACTGGGTTAACAATAGATGGTGATGCAACATTTACTGGTGCTAATGGAAACATTGTATTTGATAAATCAGATGATGCACTTGAGTTTGCAGATAATGTAAAAGCAAAGTTTGGAACTGGTGGTGATTTAAGTATATTTCATAATCCAAATCATAGTGTTATACAAGAGCAAGGCAGTGGGAATTTATTTATAGATGCTTCTAACTTAGTCTTGCGAAATGGTGATGGATCAGCAACTTACGCAACATTTTCAGATGGTGGTGCAGTAGAGTTAAATCATAACAATGTCAAAAAAGTTGAAACCACATCTGGTGGTGCAAAAGTTAGTGGTGATTTATTAATTGAATCTACAGATGGAGGTTCAACTCAAGACCCTGATTTAATCTTGTTTAGAAATTCATCTAGTCCAGCAGATTTTGATAATATAGGACAAATACTTTTTAGAGCTAGAAATGATAATTCACAAGATGTTGATTATGCTAAAATATATGCACAAGTTGTAGATGCAAGTGATTCTTCAGAAGATACTCGTTTAAGATTTTTTGCTAAAGTTGGTGGCAATGACGCAGAACATTTTAGAATTAGTTCTGCTACAACAGATTTTTTTGGTAGAGTAAGATTAACTGGTAATTCAGTTTTCTCAAATCCAGTGATAATTTTTGAAGGCTCGACTGCAAATAGTAATGAAACAACATTAGCAGTAACAGATCCATCACAAGACAATACTGTAACACTGCCAGACGCAACTGGAACAGTATTAACAACAGGTAACTCAGACACACCAACAACTACAACATCAAGTAGTGATGCAGACTTTGTTTTAGTAGATGATGGTGGCACTATGAAAAAGATTACACCATCTAATTTAGGAATAACTGCTGGTGCAGCATCACTCGATGATGCAACAGCATTAGCAATAGCGTTAGGATAAGATATGGCAAACACATTTAAAACAGTAACCCATACAGCAATGAGTAATTCAGCAGGAACGCCAGAAACCTTATATACAGTTCCTAGCTCAACAACAACAGTAGTTATAGGTTTAACTTTATGTAACATTACAACTTCAAGTGTTTTAATTGATGTTCATTTAGAGAGTGACACGACAAATACTGGTCAAGCACAAAATGCTAATATACACCTAGCTAAAGATGTTCCTATAGCAGTTGGATCTAGTTTAGAATTGTTAACTGGTGGTAAGTATGTATTACAAACCACAGATGTATTAAAGATAGATTCAAATACGAATGGAGCAGTGGATGTGTCCTTAAATATAATGGAGATTACATAATGCCATTAAGTACAATAGCTTCAAATCAAATTAAGAATGATACTATCGTTGATGCAGATATAAATTCAAGCAGTAATATTGCTACCAGTAAACTTGGAACTGGAGCTATTGTACAAGGAGTAAATATAAAGCTAGGATCACAAACTGCGGTGTTTGCAAATTCAACAGACTGGCATGGGACTGGTTTTGGAAAGTCAATTACCCCTACTTCTTCCTCTAATAAAATTCTCGTGTTATGTAGTATTAATTTATATCAAGGTACTGCATCTAAATATTATTCTGTTAATTTATATAGACATAGTGCAGCTTTTACAGCAAATGGTGCTGTAAGTGGTACACAACTTTTTAATAATAATAGAGGATTTGGAACTGCTTATGGAAATAGTGGAGATAGATTTGTAAATTTATCTTGTTCTTTGTTAGACAGTCCATCTACTACAAGTGAAATTTATTACAATGTGTGTCATAAAGAAGAAAGTGGTGGTTCAGGAATTTTTGATGGATATGATATAGATTCATCAATCACGTTATTAGAGGTGGTAGGATGAGTTATATTGGAACAACACCACCACAAACTTTTTCTACTGCTACAAGCCAATCTTTTAGTGGAAATGGCAGTACAACTGTATTTACTTTAAATAGAGCAGTAAATAGAAATGAAGACTTAGAAGTATTTGTTGAAAACGTACAACAAAAACCAGCAACAAGTTATACTGCATCTGGAACAACATTGACTTTTCAAGCAGCACCAGTATCTGGAACAAATAATATTTATGTTATATTTAGAAACTTTGCTATACCAAGTGCAGGTGGTCCAAGTTTAGCAAATAATAATTCTTTTGCTGGAGTTAACAATTTTGCACAACCTATAGTAAATTCTGGTACAATAGCTAGTGATATAACAATAGCTAGTGGAGAAAGAGCAATGATGGCTGGAGATATATCTATAAACTCATCAACTACAGTTACAGTAAATGGAGTGTTAACAATCGTATGAGTCAGTTATTCGTAGATTCAATAGAGCCAAAGACCAGTGGTGAAGTAGTATCAATTAACAGAGGCAAAGGTCAAGTATTAGAGGTTTTGTCTAGTTTATGTGACGGAAGTACAGTCGAAGTTATAAGTGGATCGTATACATTTCAAAATGTAACAGCAGTTCAAAATGGAACAACAAGTTATGAAGATTTAACTGGAAGTACACTATCTTACAAGCCACCCACAGGAACGAAAAAAGTGATCTACGAGTTTATTTATCAAATTGCTTTAGCAGATAATCCTCCTTTGGGACATCATAAGTTCTTTATTGATAGCGTAGAAGTTACAAATGCAAGGTGGAATTCTGGAGCAAATGGACTTTATGGAATGATGCAAACATTTAAATGGATTATAAACTGTAATGCCACTTCTAATGTTGCAGCTGACGGCTCTTTTACATCTTGGAATGCTTTAAAAGAATTAAAAATACAAGCTAGAGAATATGGGACTAGTAATGAATGCCAATGGCATGCAACCCATTATTGGGACGGAGTAACAAGTGAACAATTTCATAGACCAGTACTTACAATTACGGCAATAGGATAAGTTATGAGTGGAATCATAAAAGCAACAAACTTAGAAGTCGCTAATATAAAAGATAGTACTGGCACTAATACTGCTTTGACAATAAGTAATGCTGGTGTTGTTACACCAAAAACTACAAGTTATGTTTGGGTTTATCCACAAGGAACAAGTGGCTATACAACTGTTGCTGCCAATGCTTTCGTACCATTTAATACTATATATCAGAGTGCTGGAAGTGGTAGCTCTGATTTTAATACTTCAACATATAAATATACTGCTCCAGTTAAAGGATTATATTATATAGAATTTCGCACTATATCATCAAGTGCAAGTGATAATAAAGCATTTCGTTTAAATGTTGATGGAAATGTAATATCACAAACATTTTGGGCAAGAGATACTAGAGCATGTAGTGGTAGTCCAACAATTTTATTAAATGCAAATCAAGTTGTAGGAATAGATGCTCATGGTACTTCTTATTATTATAGAAACTCTAATACTATGCCACATGAAGATGTATATACAAGAATGATTATAAATTTAATTCAGGAGCTTACATAGGATTAAGATATGACAAGTAAATTAAAAGTAGAACAGATAGCACATACTAACAATGTTTCTGCTATGACTATTAACAGTAGTGGTGTTGTAAATCGTTCTGTTATACCAGCTTGGAGAGTTAGCCTATCTTCACAAGAATCTAGATCAGCTACCACAGAAGCTGTTATACAATTTGATGAAACAAGTAATAATTTTTACTTTTTACAAGGAGGTTGCACTTTAGGAAGTGGAGCAATAACTGTTCCAGTAGCTGGAATCTATCACGCTAGTGCTAATGTAAGAGTAGATAGTATAGGAAGTGGTTTTGTGGTTGTAAGAATAAGAGTAAATGGGACTAATGCTGGTTCAACTTATACAATTTATGGAACTGGAAGCACATTATATGATTCTTTTACTCCATCAGACACATTTAGCTTATCTGCCAATGATACATTAGAGGTTACAGCGTATGCAAGTGTAGACACATCTTGGACAGTTCATGGAGTAAGCTCGTTTAGTGGACATTTAGTAGGATAAATCATGGCTATAAGTAAAATACAATCAGAATCAATAAATAGAAGTGATTTAACTGGAAGTATTTTACAAATAAAATCTTTCACTATGACTTCAACAACAACTACAACATCAGATGGTTTTGTAGATACTGGTTTACAATTAGCCATAACTCCTTCTTCAGCATCAAGTAAAATATTTATAACTGGAATTATACATGTAGGTCAGACTTATTTTAAAACTTATATACGCTTACTTAGAGATAGTACAGTTTTATCGGTAGGAGATACTGCAAGTAATAGACCACGAGTTTATTCATCAAGTGCACCAGGAGGTTCAGATTGGGATACTTATAATGTAACACCAATTCCTTTAAATCTTTTAGATTCACCAAACACAACATCTTCAGTAACTTATAAGGTAGATTTTAGACCCTATGATAATGTACATACTACTTCATATATTAATAGATGTGGTACTGATAGAGATAATGCAGACTATGATGAAAGAAGCATATCAGTAATGACACTTCAGGAGATTGCAGGATGAGTTATATAGGTAACAACCCAAATCAAGGTTCATTTTTTATACAAAAGTTTACAGGTGATTCAACCACTACATCTTTTAATTTAAATCAAAATATAACAGATGGATCACAATTATTAGTGACCATAGGTAACGTAGTTCAAGAAGAAGGTTCTGGGTTTGCATATACTGCATCTGGTAATACTTTAGTATTCTCAGAAGCTCCAGCTAATGGAGATAAGATAGTTGTAAGATTTTTAGGTGTATCACTTGCTACGCCAACAAGTTATACTAATGCAATTAGATTTAGATATATTGCAACAAGTGGTCAAACTGTATTTACAGGTGAAGATTCAAATGGTGCAACACTAGACTACACAATTAATAATATTGATGTATACTTAAATGGTGTAAGGCTAGATCAATCTGACTTTACACAAACAAATACAAGCACTATAACTTTAGCATCTGGTGCAGCGACAAGTGATGAATTAGTTATAGTTGTATTTAAAGTTGTACAGATAGCAAGTGCAGGTGGTGGTATGTATAAAGGTGATAGTGGAACAATAAATAGTGCTGGAGCAGCAGATATATTTAGAGTGCATCAAGCACAACTTGATACAAACACTACGATAGAATCAACAGAAAATGCTATTGCAGCAGGTCCATTGACTATAGCTGCAAATAAAACATTAACGATACAAGGTAATTTGAGTATAGTATGAGCCAGATAAATGTAGATACAATAGCACCTGCAACAACTGGTGGAATAGTTAATTTAAAACCATGCACTTTTGCAATGGCTCAAGGTTCAGCACAATCTTTAGCTAACAATACTCAAACAACTCTTACATTTGATCGCACAATGCACGACTCTCATTCTATTGTTGATTTAACTAATAATAAAATTGTTATTACTGCTGCAACTGCAGGAATTTGGTTTATACAAGCTCAATGGACATTTGATAGTACCTGTGCTGATAGAAGACAATGTAATATTAGAGTAAGTCCTGATAAATTTGGATCAAGTTATTTAGTCGTATCTGAAGATAATAGAAATGGTGATGGAACTGGAGTAAATCCAGCTACAGTTGGATCTTATCTTGGGTTGTTAGAAAGTGGTGATGAGGTTTATGTAACTGCATGGCATAGTTATGGAAGTTCTAGAAACACACAACCAAGCACAGGAACTTCTCAAAATTATACTTTTTTTAGAGGCTTTAGAATAGGTCAATTATGAGCACATTAAAAGTAAATAATTTAGACACTCAAACTGGCTCAAACATAGTGGTTGCAAGTGGTAAGGTATTATCTGCTGCTGGTCATATTATTCAAACTGTAATAGGAAGTAAATTTACCACTCAACAACAATCAACTAGCACTTCTTATGCAGATGTTGTTTCATTAGCTATTACACCAAAGTTTAGCAGTTCAGTTATAAAAGTTTGTTTCTATTATAATGTAAGTGGGAATCATGCTATAAGACTTGTAAGAGATAGCACTACTGTTTTTCAGCCAACAAGTACTTATCTTAACTATGACGCTGATTCATACGGTCAAACTTCTCATGTCTCTGATTCAACTAGGAGAACTATAGCTATGTCTTATATTGATAGTCCAGCAAGCACAAGTGCAATTACTTATAAGTGGCAAGTAGCATCATACAACGCTGGTAATGGCACAGGTTTAATGTTTAATGAACTTACAGCCACCACTGCTAGTGCTTACACATATATGGAAATTATGGAGATAGCACAATGACATCTGAATTAAGAGTATCAACTATTGCAGCAGTGGGTGGAACAAGTGCCATGACAATAGACAGTAGTGGTAGAGTAAAAACACCAACTAGACCAGCTTTTGCTACAACTGGTACAAACTATACTCAGTCAGGTAGTGCTTATAGTATTATAATTCCTAATGCTGAAACTTTTGATACTGGCAACAATTACAATGCTTCGACTGGAGTATTTACTGCACCAATTGCAGGATTATATATGTTTGGATATTGGGGTTTATCTTATCCTCATGTTGGTCATGCCAATACTATTGCTTATCATAAAAATGGCTCAATTGTTGGTCAAGCAATACAATCTACTGGTGATTCAGCCCAACATAATTTAGCAAGTGGTTCTATAATATTAGAGTTAAGTGCAAGTGATACAGTAGATTTAAGATATTATCAAAATCCAAGTTCAAGTGGTAAGGCATATTCAACTCAGTGGAATATGTATGGATATTTAATAGGATAAAGGAGTAAATATGGCATCAATATCAGAGGCACTTGTTGCATTAAACATTCAAGAATGGACAATGACTGGTGAGCCTACAACAGAAGAAGAGTTTAAAGCTCAATTCAAAAAGGTCACTGGTGTCGATTCTAATGGAACTGGAATATTAAGTTCAGATCCAAAAGACTTTGGAACAACTTGGGCAAAAGTATCTGCAAAACAAAAAGAGTTAACAGATGCGGAGCCTATGGTAGAGCTTAGAAAGCAAAGAAATGATTTGTTAGCAGAGACTGATTTTTATGCTTTATCAGATGTGACAATGTCTGATGACATGAAAACATATAGACAAGCATTAAGAGATATAACTAAAGACGCAAAACCTACATTAAAAGATGGGGTGTTAGGTAATGTTACTTTTCCAACTAAGCCGAGCTAAAAATGTCTAAAGCAAGAGAAGTTGCAAAATTAGGCGAAGTAATGACCAATAGTCAGATTGGTGGTAGACGAAACGTTGTAATAAATGGAGCAATGCAATGTTCACAAAGAAGTATAAGTGCATCATCTATTACAGCAACAGGTTATTATGCTTTAGATAGATTTAAATTATTATATACAGATGCTGGTACATGGACTATGTCACAATCTTCCACTTCTCCAAATGGATTTGCTAATAGTTTAAAATTAGATTGCACAACAGCAAAATCTTCTTTGGCTTCAAATAGCAGATTATTTATAATGACAAGCATTGAGGGGCAAGATGTTCAACAATTTAAAAAAGGCACATCTGATGCTGAACAATAT